TCATAAAGTTTATTTGAAACCCCCAGTTTTCTGATATGACATAACCGTCCTCTGTTTCAGGTTCGGTGTCATTACCCATATAAAATGGGCTAAATGTCATCGTGCTGCCATTACAAGATATGTTGTTACCAAAGGCTTGTCGACTTGGTGCTCCATTATTTTGAAATTGGACAGCTTGATTTGTAACATTTCCCGTCGCGGCTGCCACGGGGTTACTATTATTATTTGTATCTCCTTCGGCAAGTACCGGACTTACTGAGAGAATACAGAGAGCGATGTAGTAGTAGAGTTTATTGTATAGTTTCTTGTAAAGTCTATTTGTTCTACTAATCCTGCTGCTCTTGTTGTGGTTTCTAAGTTCCACGGTAATGTTGCGTCAGTTACTGAAAATGTTGTAGCTGTGTCTGATAAATTTCCAGATGCAGTTACATTATTTCCTGACCACGTATTTACGGCAGCACCCCATACTTGGCGTTGCTCCGTCTCCACTATAGTTTGAGTGGTAGTGGTCGTTGAGTTCATACTCCCTGAAGTAAACTGGGGAGTGACAGTATTAGCTCTTGCTATGCTGGGTGATAGCAAAGCCAGAACTAGAAGTAGTTTCTTCATTTTTGTTCTGGTTTTTTTACCATTGGGCAATTTGTAGGTGTCTTGCTACTGCCATTCTTGCCAGTAGTCAAGCCGAACGTTGCCAACGCGCCCGTAAAAACGCTGGCTACGAAAGTGATATCGCTGTTTCCAGACTTCTTCACCATAGGTATATCTATGTAATTCATAGTGATTATAAAACCAGACCAAACAACTACGCCTAGTCTTACTAGAGTTCCAAGAACTTCTAGCGTATGTTCTTTCTCTTCACCTATGTCTTTTAATTTACCTATTATCCCTTGTTTCTTTGGCTTAGTTTCTTCCATGCTGTTTTTAGTATTGGTTTCATTGCAGTAACCGCCCATTTAAAAGCTGCTGTAGCCGTAAGGGTGGCTGCTACAGAAACAACCGCAGTTGTCCCAGCCGTTACTAAAATTTCGTTCTCCGGGACAGGCATTTTAAAATCTGTAAACGGTATGTCTACTTTTCTTAATCCTGCTTCCGGTTCATCTTTCGCCTCTGCTTGAACTCCCTCAGGAGCTTCTAAGTCGCTAGGCGGTACCACCATAGGAATGTATGATGGTACATCTGCTGTAGGTAAAGGTATAGATATTGTTTCTATATTATTTATTGGTGGAATAACTATTGTGGGTATGTCCACTAGCTAGGTTTAGTTGGAAATTCTACTTTTTTCCAATCTGTAGTATTAGCTGGTAAATCTCTTAGAGCTTGTCTATAAGTTTTCCATTCTGCTAATTTATCCCCTGTTATAGGACTATCAGACAGTACAACCCAATCAGATTCTTGTAATAAAGCATCTCTATTTGCTCTGCCTACTGCTTCGTCATCTTGTTTTGCTGCGTCTGCTAATGCTGCGTCTAACTCAGCTATCCAAGAATTGTAAGGTGTAATATCAGTTATATCTGTTATTGAAAAGTCACGTTTTTCAACCGTACCTTTCGAGCCGTCCCATTGAACAGCCCACACATCTGATGGGAAATCTTTTAAAGGTAAATCGGAAATACCCACCCCATCTTTACTGACAAATTTATCGTCAGCTATTATTGTTAGTTTCATTTACGCTAATTAATTTTGGTTCGTCTAAGGGTTTGATAGTTGCAACAGGACCCATAATATTAAGTACTTCATTTCTAAAACTTTCAACCGCAGCTCCTTGTTGGTTAACAAATTTTGTATTATCCATTTGCAGAAAAGGTATCCATGCAACTGCACATCCCCACTCTTCTACTGAATCGCCTGTTTGTGGATTAATTCCAGCAATCTTGGTGTACCAAGAGCATTCTAGTTTTCTACAATCTTCTCCGATTAAAGGACAGAGTTTACCTTGTTCAAGTTTCGCCATTGTTGTCTGTTTTAGTTTTAGTGTGCATCCACCCTGTCATTAAATATTTAGTTTGTTTTGGTGGATAGCCTTGATGTACGTAAGTCCAAGTAGCTGGAAAAAATACTAATCTTCCAGCTTTTGGTGATATTTGATTGCCGTTATAAAATTGTGTCCAACCTTCTTCTACTGAATTAAGATACAAAATAAAAGTTAAATATCTTACTTCATCAGTATTAGAACGTATCACAGAATCATTATGCCAAACATATCCTTTTCCGGGTTCTGTTTTTTGTATCTGATAACCAGTATCAAACAATTCTAAATTTTCATTATGGTGTGGACCATACAAATGTCTATTTTGTGGATTAGTAAAAAAAATAAAATTACTTTCCCTATTTAGATGTGCGTAATAATTTTCATGCCCTGTGCCAACTATTTTAGAAAATAACGCATCTTCTTCTGACCAATCTTGTTCAGTTTTAGATAAGTGTAGATCTTTACTATTTTTAATATCGGTATCTACACCTTTAAAAGTAATACCTTGGTAAGTGTAGTTATCATTATTGAATTTATTAATAATTTCCTTACATCTAACTTCAGATAAAACATTATCTTCTAGATAAATGTAAGGGTCTGTTATTAAGGTGGAATCAATCATTAGTCTTTGCTTGCAATTATTACGTCTAAATATTCAGCCTGCATGTCTAGGTTAGACACAGAAATACTGTGGTTGTGTGCACTACCAGAGAAAGTAGCGTTGTGTGTATGTGCAGTACCAGTCAATGAACCGTTGTGGGTGTGTGAACTTCCACTAAATCCGTGTGAGTGACCTCCACCACCGCCTGTGTTTTCTGTTCGACCAGCGTTAGTAGAAGTTCTGTTGTTTTGCCCTTGTTGGTCATAACTTCTATTATCTAGTCCAAAAATACCACTATGGTTTGCTTCCCATCCGTAGTAGTTTCCATATTTGTTACCATGAATACTGTGGTAATGAGAAGGCATTTCGTTAGTAGACAATGTGTGGCTGTTTACTGTTCCAGATGTTGAAACACTAGAAATAGAAACGTTACCACCAGCAGTTGTATTAGCAACTGAAATGTTACCACCTTGAGTTGTGTTACCAGCGTTAGCTGTTATTCCTCTAGCTGCAAAGACAGTTGTAAATGCAATGTTACCACCAGAACCGGCTGTTCCGGATACGACTCTAAGAGCTTTGTTATTTACACCAGAAGTTATTTTTGTCCAACCTGTAGGAGCTGATGTTTGTTGAAACAACATCTTTGTTCCAGATGGAAAAGCTTGAGCGTTATTAATAGCTGTTCTTACATATGCAGTTGTAGCAATCTGAGTATTATTAGCAGACTGACCTTGAGTAACTGCGGTTGTACCACTAGCTATAGCACCATTAGAAATTCCTAAGTTTCCAACTGTTGTATTTAGAGCTGCTACGTCTACACCGTCAACTGTTCCTGTAACTGTAATGTTTCCTGTTACGTCGAGACCAGAACCAACATCTAGGTTGCCATTTATTCCAACATCATTTGCAAAAGTTGCTCTTCCATTTGAAGCAATAGACAATCTATCTGCACCATCTGTACTATCATATACTTTTAAAATTCCATTATTGTTGTAAATAAGGAAATCGTCATTGTTATTAGTATCAGTAAGATGAAGTCCGGGTTGTGAACCTTCTATTCTTATATCATTACCTTGTGCTTTTATATCACCAGTTGCAACAATATCACCTGTTACCTCAATACCAGAATTAGTAACTTCAAGTCTATCTGTTCCATTTCGTGAAACAAGAATATTTGCGTTGTTATTTACTCTTACGTTTGAATTACCGTTATCTATTCTTGTACTATCAATCGAAGTCGTTGAAGCTGCTGTTACAACTCCTTTTGCGTTTACAGTAACAATAGGAATAGCAGAGCTAGAACCATAAGCACCGGCAGTTACGCCAGAGTCAGCTAGTTTGCTGTTTGCTATGTTAGCAGAATTGCTAACGTCTTCGTTAATTATTGCTTGGTTAATAATACTATTACTATTTACCTTTACGTCATTAGGTAATGTACCAGCAGCAATTTTATCTACTGATATTGAATCTGTACCTAATCTTCCAGCAATAGAAGCTGAAGATACGTTTGACATATCTTCTCTTGCTAGTGGTCTACCACCAGCTTGTGCGCCATCATGTACGACGGCTGTATCTTTTGTGGTATCTATAGTTACTTCGCCTTCGGCACCAGTAAATGATGCGTGTTGCGTTGTAGTACCACGCCTTAATTTTAATAATTTAGCCATTTAAAGAGTACCGAAATCTATTTGTAAGTTGTTTCCACTGACTGTTCCTACCTCAGTAAGATTAAAGTTATTGCAATCCAATGCAGCAGCTAGTTCAGGTGTAGTATCGTCTGCCACGTTTTGAATACCTGAGTTAGATGTAATACCTAACCATGCAGAACCATTGTAGTTTTTTAAAGTGTTAGTACTTGTGTCAAACCACAAATCTCCAGCACTAGGACTTCCGGGTGCAGAAGAAGAAATTTGGTATTCATTTGCATACCTGTTAACGTCAGCTATAGAACCAGAAACTGTGTTTATATTTGTAGCGTTAGAAACTGCTGCGTTAATATTTGATTGGTTACTAACAGCAGAGTTAATGTTACTTGTATTGTTAGCTACCGTAGTAATGTTTGAGTTGTTACCAGCGACTGTATTGATGTTTGTAGCGTTGGAAACAACAGCATTAATATTTGAAGCGTTGCTAACAGCAGCATTAATATTAGAAGCGTTAGCTTGTACGGCGTTAATGTTGGTTGCATTGGCTTGTACCGCATTAATGTTAGATGTATTATTTGCAACTGCTGTTACGTTAGAAGCTATACCTCCAACTGTTACAACACTAGAAGCAATATCAGCTACAGCTTTGATTGGGTCTTCTACAACAGTTATGGTATTACCCATAGCATTACCATGCACGCTACAGTAATATCTAAAATTACCTGTAGGTTGTGTTTCTGGTATTACAATTTGCACCTTTGCACCAGCTTGACCAGCCGTGCCTGTAACTGTTACGTTTGTAGTATAAGCACCTGAGTCTGTTTTAAATACTAAAGGATGGTTAGCATTGCTACTATCGCTTTGGTCAAAAGTATATGTCCAACCTTTGTGTAATGTAAGAGATTTAGCAGGATTTGAAGTATCGCCATCAATTACATATTTATTACCACTAGAGTTTACAACTGTAACTGCAAATGTTATTTCATCTTCTAAAGCATCAGCAACTATATCTAATGAACCATTAGAACTACCTGTTGATGCAGCATCAGTTATTAATCCTAGGTCTTCGGAATAAGTAACCGCACCTGAGACAATAGCAATATCATCAAGAACACTCTGTGCAGGGGTGATGATAGCCCAATTAGTCCCGTCATATACCCGTAAATTATCGGAGGAATTATCAAACCATAAATCGCCGTCTTGTAAGCTTGTTCCATCTGCTCTCTGTGTTGGGGCATTTGCAGATATTTGATAGATGTCTGCAAAGTTATTTATATCTGCTACGTTCGTACCAGCTTGGACAATATTTGCAATGTTACTTGCAACTGTTGTAACTTCAGTAGCTTTAGGAACTAATCTGTGGAAAGTATATGTATTAAGTGTTGAAGTAGATTCAACTAATATTCCAAATCCTTGAGGTAAAACTGAAGGTACTCCAGTAATAGTTACTGTGCTATTTCCTACAGTTCCGTTTGCAATAGTTACTGTAGTTCCACTAGGAGTATAAGCCTGTGTTAAAGAACCAATACTAAGAATTGCTGATTGACCTGTAGCTCCTTGTGGGTTTGTATTTGGAAAAACTAATTCAGTAGCAATAACAGTAAAACCACCAACCTCATCAACAAGGTCAATAATTCTTGCGTTAATAGCAGCCGTAGTAGCTACAAATGCGTCTGAGTTAGACCATGTGTCACCACTAGCAATAGTTTCAGAAGAGTCTTGTCTAAGGAACTTAGCTTCAGCTTCTGTTTCCGTGTAGTATCTGTTATCTAATTGTCCAGCATTTAATTCTGCTTCTGTGTAATATCTGGTATCTAATACGTTTTGACCAGCATTAGCATTAGGATTTAATTCAGTTTCTGTATAATATCTATTATCTAATTGACCAGCATCTAGTTGGCTTTCGGTGTAATATCTACTATCTAACTGACCATTGTTTAGCTCAGTTTCTGTGTAATATCTACTGTCTAATTGTCCTGCATCTAATTCTGTCTCTGTGTAATATCTATTATCAAGAGTTCCAGATGCTATATCAGCATTAGTTATAGTTCCGTTGACTATATTGTCAGTTGATACAGTTATGCCTGTAGGCAAAGCTCCAGTACTTAATTTAGTTGAAGGTATAGAACTATCAGCAATTTTAGATCCAGCAATATTTGCACTATTACTTACGTCATCATTGACAATAGATCCATCAACTATGTTTGCTGAGTTGACCTGTATGCCACTAGGTAATGTACCAGTAGCAATTTTACTTTGTGCTATAGCAGCACTTCCACTAATGTCACCATCAACAATA